AGTTGCTCGAACGCTCGTTGCAACTCTTTAACCGCTTCGGCTTGCTTGCGTAGGTTCTCCGTTTCGTCTCTTTTCGCTTCGCCGAAATCTAAATCGGACTGTTCAACGCCTGCGCCAATTTGGTCCAACGCTAACTTTGTCGTTTGCGCCGCGCTGCCAAGTTCTAAAATTTCTTCGCGAAACTTCTTGAATGCCGCTTCTGCCGGTTTAACTAAGCCCGCCGTCTTCGGGTCGGATAATAAATCCGCCTTGAACGCCGCGAACTCCAAATCTAATCCGAGTGCTTTCGCAGCTTCGCCGCCCGCCGTCATTTCAACAATGTTCACCCGCAGCGCGTCGGCTTGCTTTTTTAGGCTATTGATAAACGTTTCAAGTTTGTTTTGCGTCTTTTCGTCAACCGGTGGTGGCGCTGACGGCGGACCTTGCGGAGTTAATTCACCCGCCGTCGCTTGCGACAACTGCTGCGTTAACTTTTCGCGCTCCTCTTGCAGCTTGCGACGCGCTTCAACGTTTGCCGCTAGTGCAGCTTCGACCGTCGGCGTTTTTGCCGACTGGTCTAGCTTCTGAAACGTATCGCGCAACGCTCGCGTCGTTTCATCGATATTTCCGATTCTGTCTTTAAGTAACTGTTCCGGCTTGCCGCGAATCCTATCGATTAACCGCGTCACGCCTTCGAGTGTTGTCTTCCATCCTTCGAACAGCTTAATCGCGACCGATAAGAACCCGCTGTCCGCGATGGCGTTTTTCAATTCGAACCACGCCGTTGTCAACCTATTGATTTTCGCTTGCGTACTTTCCGCCGCCGCTGCAACGCCGCCGCCGAACGTCTTGTTTAACTCCGTCGCTAACTTCGGCAACAGGTCCGTCGCCGCAACACCGCCAGCTTTCAGCAACTTGTCCAACTGTTGTGTCGTTATTCCCATCGCCCGCGCTGCCAACTGAAACGCGCCGGGTAATCTTTCCCCCAATTGCCCGCGCAATTCTTCGGCTTGCACGTTGCCCTTAGAAATCATCTGCTGAATCGCGGTTAACGCGCCGCCAGTTTGTTCGACGGTTAATCCCAGCACCGCCGCTGCGCCTGTAACCGCAACGAATATTCGGCGCGTCTCTTCGCCTTGCAACGCGGTTCCGTTCGACGCCGCCGCTAGCTTTGTGTATTGCTCCGCTGTTGATTGAAGGTCTAAGCCGAGTGCTTTTGCGTGCTCTCTGACGAAATCTAATTCACGCGCCGCTGTTGACGTTGAACCTGTAACCGCCTTTAGCGCGTTCGTCTGCCGTTCGGTCGCTATCGCCGCTTCGATTATACCTTGTGAAAACGACTTGAACGCCGATACCGTCAACGTCGTTGCCAACATCGACTTAAATTCTTTTCCGAACCGGTTAGCCGACGCTTGAATTCCCTTAAAGCCAGCGTCCGCCGATGCCTGAACACCTTTAAAGCCAGCGCTAAACGTCCGCTCCATTTCGCGAACGTCCAGCTTCAGCTGGCCCATTTCCATCCGCATCTGAACTAACAAATCGCCGACAGTGCCGCGCTTAGTGGCCATTGCCAACCTCGGTTCGTTGAACGTATGCGTCGAAGAAACGGTTTAACATTTCTTCGCTCTCTTCGACTGATAAATAACGGGGCTTAGGTGGGAACGGGAGTAGGTTCTCGACTTCAACCGGCTTGCTGTGTTTCTCGCGGAACATATTCATAATCAACGCGGTTAATTGTGCTACTGGTAACGCCGCTCGATTCTGATATTCCGTCCATTGTTCGGTATATTCGTGAAACTCTAACGGCGTTAATTTCCAGAATTCCGCCGCGCTGATGTTTAAGTGAATTCTTGCGAATGACGTGCATCTAAGTGGCCATTCGCTTTCGGCTTCTTCTTTTTTTTTTCTGTCGCGTTGATATCTTCCGCAATATTGTCGCCCTGTGCTCCAAGAAAGTTCGTCCGTAACATCGTCACGACTTGCTTTATCGCTTCGCCGAGATTGATGATTTGCTTTTGTGTTTTCTCAATCGTCAAATCCGGTTCGCCATCTAGCAACGACGCCCAAATAAGAACCGTCAAGAAATCTAAATCAATGCTGAACTCCTCGATTGACTTCATTTCCGCGTCGATAATCGCAAAGATAGACTTCGGCGGGTCGTATCCGCGCAACTTGTTCAATGCTCGCTGCGCCGAGATTGCCGCCGCCATATCAAACACCATAGGGCGTGGACCGTCGCGCAATTCGAGCATTATTGGTTCAATAACTTTCGGCATAAACCCTCTTACGCAGGCAACCCTGCGGTTAACCGTGTTGGTTGTCCGGTAACTCGAAGGTTGAAACTCGCTCGAATCGCTCGCGTGAAATCTAACGGTACGTTCGGCGATGTTAGATAAGCCGAGAACGACCAACCGTTTAGCAGGTTCGGCAACATAATTGCCCAACTCCGCACCGGCAACGGTTCTGCAACCGCGTCGTCATACAACACGCCATGCGCCGGAATGTTTACCACGTCCCACAAAAGTTCTATTCCCAACTCGCCGCCGTCGCGCAACGTCGCAACGTATTCTTTGTAACCGCCCGATGAATCGTGGTTAGTGATATCGTCAAAATCTTGCGTGATAGCTGGCGCGTTCAATACCGTTGCCTGTGGTACAGCTTCCCAAACGCTAGTCGTCGGATTTCTCCGGTAAAGTTTGCTGCCCTTCGCTAGAATTGCTGTTGACATTTTGTTGCCCCCTTAATTTTCTTCGCGTCGGGTTATAACTGACTCGGAACTCTCGACACCGATATTTGAACACCAACGTCCGACACGACGATTAACGCTCGCCCGTTCGCGTCTTTGAATCCAACCGGGTTAATAAGAATCGTACACGACTCGCCCGCCGCTAAACTGTACGGCCCAACGTCGCCAAGACGGTTCAAATCATCGATAACGCTCTTTAGCGTCCACGTCGCCGCGCCGACGGTAGTATTTTTTATCTTGACGATTTCACGACCTTGAATCATAAACGCTACGCCGTCCGCCGCTACTGTCGCCGCGTTCCAGATATCGTCTAGCGAATCCGCTGTAGGCGCTAACGCCATAACCTTGCGCAACTCTCGAATCTCTGTCGTTTCGTTTAAATTTTTAACGGCCATTTAGTCATCCTCCGAATGTAAAAACACATAGTCGCCTAGAACTTGATACGTCGCCGAATGTTCAACGTCGTCCGGGTTATGCAAATCGAATTCGTTTTCTAGTCGAACCGCGCCTATCGTCAAATCCTCTATCTTGACTTGACTCGCCATCCACGGTCGCAACGCTGAATGAATCTTCGCCGCGACGCTTTTCGCTTGTCCGAACGAATCACCAAACGCCGATATCTGGAACCGCGATTCAACGCTGCCGCCTTCGCCGTCGTGTGTATAATCCGGCGCTTTACCAGTCTGCTGGTAAACTACTAACGGCATAGTCGCGCCTTGCGGATACGTTACCGGGTAAACCCGACCGGCTATCATCGCGTTCAATGCGCCGTGTTGACTCAATTGTATTATGAGTGCCGTTTCCAACTTCACGCCGCCTCTGCCTCTAGTGCGTTTCGAAGAGTATCTTCGAATATCTGCAACGCTCGTTCTTTGTTTGCCGCGTATGCTGGCGTCAACGACGGTCTAGCGCCGACGTGCTTTAGCGATGGACCTTTCGGCTTGCTGCGTATGTCGTAACCGAACTCAAACCAGTACGCGACGTTCGCGCTCGTTATCGACCGACCGTTTTTCTTTACCTCGAATACTTTCGTTGACGGTCCAACAACAACTGTTCCGCCAGTACCGCGCATCTTTACCCGCGTAACAACTTCGATTCGCGGAGAAATCAAGGTCCGCGCTAATTGCTCCGCGTTTTGTCTTATAGGCTCCGCGAACGCCGTTAACGCTTCGCGCAAAATCTTTTGCTGCAACCGGCGAAACTTGCCGTCTACTTTTCTGACTAACTCCGGCAATCCAGTAATTGAAACTTTACCCGTCATACGTTCTCTTTGCAGAATAATTCTATTTCGGTGTGCTTCGGGTCTTCTAAAACTTCCTTGATATCCAGTATACGACCTTCAAATAATATTCGGTGTTTCGTCGTAACGCCGCTCCGGTATCGAATCAGAACCCTTGTGTTAACGTCCGCCGCTATTCTTGCGTCTGCAAAGAACTCTCGACCGCGTAACTTCTCTACTTTCGCCCAATCGCTGAACGACTCGGCCCAAGTATCGACCGGATTTCCATATTCCGGGTCTGCGGTCGTCGTTCGCACTTGTATCGTTATCCAATCTCGTAATTGCCCCGCGTTCAAAACGTATTCAACTTTTCGGTTGCGATTAAGTTTTCGACAAACGGACTCGGTTGCAGGTTGTTCGGAATCATTGA